ACATCAGGTACGTTGTAAATTCTCATTTTTCTTTTTCCTCTTTTCTATCTAAAAAGGCGACTTTATAGCCGCCTTAATAGCAATATTTACTTTTCTTTGTAATAGTCCCAAGCATTCCCAAACGCCGGCTCATTGCCTTTGTTGTTGTTAATGTTTGAGATAAATACAATTCCACGTGCGATAACTAAATCGCCAGTAGAATATGTTGTTTTATCATTCCATGGCTTGATTTCGACTTTCGGTTTATCTTGACTGTTCTCACTTGCTTTTAATAGCTTGTAATGTTGGTTGTCCTTATCAGGTGTACTATTTTCACTTGATGTTACCGCTTCGACAACTTCATAGGGATTACCACCAAACTTGAAGCGCTCTCCCTTTTTATAAGGGAATTTTCGCGGCTTCCAATCTTCTAAGAATTTCGACCACTTAATAACATCTTTTATTTCTGCATTTTGTAGCCCTAATGCAATAAAGTGTGATACTGCTTCTGTTTCTGCTCGCTCTTTAGCCAAGTCTATTTCGCTTTGTGGGACTTCGTCAAAGAAAATAGTGATGCTATATTTTTCAGTTTTAGGATTAAGATCAACGCTAAAACTATTCAGTTTGAGATTGCCCATCTTCGTTAGTCCTGGCTCGTCCTTTACAGTTGCTCCAGATATATTCTCCTGGGCCATATCCTCTATGATCATCTTAATTTCTTCCAGCCTGCAGCTTTTGCCTATTTGGTTCGGCCGGATGAAATCTAATGTATAAAGGTGTCCGTTATTTAAAACAATTTGTGCCATATTCTACGCCTCCTTCTTGATAAATATTCCGTGTATTGTAACCTTACCGCTAGGAGACGCCCAGTTTGTCCATGAATTGAAAACGTGGACAACGCAGCTATTTGAATACACTGATTTGATTGTAGCCGTAATGGCCATTTCTGGCATAACTCTATAAATATCCAACAGTTCATATCCATCTGGAACTTTAAATGGGATTGTAATATAAGCCGCAGCCATCGAAGATAACGGCTGATGCGTTCCCGAAAACTCTTTTCTAATAATAAAAGTGTTTGTTCCCTTTATTCCGATGCCGCCACTCGCAATTAATTTTCCCGTTGCGTATGTGGTCCCCACTGTCGTCATATCGCCCTCGTTATAAATTCCGCAAGGGTTGTTTCCGTTTCTCCTTATCCAAAGCATATGAAAACTAGCTGTAAGTTTGCCGAGAATCATTGCCCAAAGGTTACCAGAAAGTGTGTAAGTACGCTCTGTAGACTGACCGTAATAATCCGTAATAGTAAGCGTAAGTTTATAGTTTTTATCGTAGCTATATCCACTTACACGTTGCTTAACAATTACATTATTTCCGTTAGAAGTGTACGAACAATTAACGCTATGATTTTGCTCGTCTTTAATTACTATTTTTAACTGATTATTCTCACCGTTAAAAAAGGTCCCTTTGGCATTTGCATATCCTTCATTAACCGTCGGATTATCTCGCTCTGCGTTGAAATCCGTTATGGAAGGATAGAAGTACGGAACATACGTTCCATGCCAATTTCGTATCGTTTTGAAGCCTCTGCTGTCTTCGATGACGAATTGTATATCTCCGTCAGTCATACCCTCTAAATCAACGCTATACAAGCCCTCTGTGAGAGATAAAGGATACTGCTGTTTATTGTGCATTACATACACATTCTTAACAGTTGCGAAGCCTCGTACTTCTGCTTGCATGGACAGCTTCTTTTTTGACAAGTACCTAAACACTTTATCTTCAGGAACCTTTGTGTTTCCGATTTCTTTTACAGTTGTAGAGCTAATAATAGGACCGTACTTCTCTTCAGGAAGGTCTATGAAAAAACTGATATTCATTGAACCAATCATCTTTGCATTTTGATCACCACTAGCATATGTTCCGACTCCTAAATATCCATAAATATATTTTCCGTCCGTCGAATATTTCAGCATTTCTTCAGTTGGTTTAAAGGTGTATTCCGTATCAATGTCATTGGTATTAAGCCATTTGTACCCACTATCACCAATCACCCATACTAGCGAATGTCGATATGCAGGAACCTTCTTGTCAAGAACTAACGTAATCGTATCCGTTCCATCCATCTTTACACGGTTCTTTCCATTTTTCCAAGAAGGAACACTCGCTCGAGGAATATTAGGAAGTTCAATAGAACCATCTAGGTATGCATCTGCAGAAGAAAAGTAAAAACTTAAATTTGCGTAAATACTTGTTGAATAGTTTCCGTTGTTGTCGTGATATGCCCAAAAGCCTCCACTTATTAAAGTTCCGCTTCCATTAAGTGTTCCACCGCCAGCAACATCGGAACATCCGGTTGCAGAAAAATTCCAAGTTCCTGAATAGATATAACCGACATTCATTGAGTAAGTAACTTGGATTTCCACATAGTCCCTATTCAACTCGACACTATGGTATTGCGGATTGATTCGCGCTTGTAATTCGTAAGTTACCCTTGCGGCACCAGGTGTTCGTGTTGTGGATTCCACAACTTGCCAATTTTCATTTAACAATACCATTAGTTAACATCTCCAATCCAATTAATAATAGATGCATCAATCCTTGCTGTTTTAATAACACCACCCACAAAACTTGTGATTTCTGCTTCGATATTCTTAGCTTCGATACGGTGAGCTCCTGCGCATAGATACTCCAGCACCTTTAGATATGCGAGCATGCTGTCAACTTTATCAAAACGAGCTAATAGTTTACCATCTGAAGCAACAACACTAACACCGCTTGCATCAATAGTAGTAACTGTATCCTCCTTATCGGATCCGATGTGAAGACCTTTATTATCAAGTTGTTCTTCTATTTCATTGATTGTCTTGTCATATTCCGATTTTTGGACCGTTCTATTAAATCCATCGGCAGTTTGTTTCTCTAAAGTGCTTAGCCCTGTTTGCACCGTTTTAAGTTCGTTCTTAGTTTCACTAGTTTGCACCACGAGATGAGTAATACTATCATTCAACTGGGCTATGTTTGACTTGTTACTGATTGATATATCAACTAAGCCATTCAACACTTCATCTAATACACCATCTGAATATCCTGTGCTGTCATCTGTGAATACGGTTTTGTATCGTACCCATATCCACGCATCTTTTGTCTTCTCCGGTTGAGTTGCACTCCATGCACCGCCTGTTACTTCGGTCTTGGAAGTTGACAAATAGTATTCAGGATACACCTGTTTGATACCCCTACCTGCTTTGCCCGCTATTGACGGAGAATATACATCTGATGTTGTTTTATCGCTGTAGGTATAAGTAATCTTAGTCCATAGTGTATAGCCTTCATTGACAAGTGGTATATTTTCTAACCACTGACCAGTTGGAGGTACTACAGAACTCGTACTCGCTTGATACGTCAGCTTAGGACTACCAACAATCCCCCTACCTGCATCGCCTTTAATGCCCGTCAGTTCAAATGGATCATGTTTAATTTCAGAACCATTGGCCAATACATCTGCAAGCATGTACCACATATGCTGGCCTGCTATTGATGGTGGCTTTGTGGTAGTCCATGTTGAATCTGTTTTGGATGGTTTATCTTCTGATGTCGTTTGCAGATAGTATTGCTTTGTACCAGAAACTGTTCCAGCAGAAATATTTTCAACTTGTGATTTAATCTTGTTTGTCTCAATTTGTAGATTACCTACATCGCCTTTTGCATCTTCAAGATTCTTTGCAACGATTTCAAGCTTGTTAGCATCTTGATCCACTTTAACCTGTAGACGTTTGATTCTTACTTTATCTGATACCTTAGTAACAACAGAATCGACATTCTTTAATGCAACCTCTCCATCAAGTTCTACAACAGACTGTGTACCTACATACTTTCGCTTAATGCTCAAAACGATACACTTGTTGCCATCATATGTGGCCGTATCACCTAATTTAATCGTATCTTTGCCAAAGGTTTTTAAAGCTGACATACCGTAGAACGATTGGCCATTATACTTCGCTAAAATAGCATCTGTATAAGTTTGGCTATCGCAATAGGAATTGTTTGCATCAATGTAGATTGTCTTACCTGTATCGTTTCCTGAAGCAATCAAATTAACGCCGTCATCATACGCAACACGTGAGATGGTTATTAAATCTGTTTTTTCAAAATCTGATGTAAATTCTATGTCATGATCAGCGGCAAAGAGATTTCTAAAAATAATCGTATTCGACTCGTTTATGAGTGCATTTGTACCGCTCAGCTCCGCAATCCATCCAATGTAATCGCGCATAATAATTGTGGTGTCTATCCACTGAGCTTTTTTGTTCAGTACAGTATTTGATAACCCTGTTTTATCAATTCTCACACCAGCCAATCTAGACATCTCATCTAGTTGCTGCGAGATGGTTGGATATTTATCCTTTTCATACGCTAACGAGCTCTTGTACGGCTTGTTAAACTTAATCATCACGTCATACAAATTCAGTGATAACTTTTTTGTGTATTTCTCTGGAGCCTCTTGGACGATGAATTCTTGTGTCGGAATTTCCGTACTATCAGCTTCTTTTAGATCAATCAAAAAGGTGTTCCCAGCACAATCGCTAAGAACACCATCTGTATTGTTTAAATCAAGATCCAACATCATGCTTGGAGTGTTACCCAAAAGTCTATCCTCTTGCATGCTGTTAGACGAATTGAACGATACAACTAGGTCTGTTATTTCAACAGGTGTTGCAGTTCCTTTTTTTATATAGACTTTCATATTCTAGCACTCCGTTAAATCAAAGGTGTAGCCTTGGCTATAAATGCCATCACCAACAGCGATATATTCAAATTTACTTTTACTACAATACATCTTGTACGTTTTACGTCGTAGTGTTTTAATATCTAGCGTTTCAACCATGAACTCCGGCGGTTCTAACATGTTCATCACTTTCGATACGACCTCAAGGTCATCGATGGAATAAGTTAGTGAAATTTTAAATACACCGGCACGGATACGCATACGATGCATAATTCCTTTTTTTACATCACGCAACGAACTGTCACTATCTAAATCACCATATTCCGGTTTGAATTTAGTTGGCGCAGGGAGATCTACACCGTCAATTTTAATTTTTATCAATTCATAATCAATCATGCTTTAACCTCCCTTTGCTAACTTCAGTTGTTTATTTCTTTGATCTATTAGTTTTAGTAGTTTATCTCGGTCAATCACGATTCCTAGATTTTGTAGTGTCTCTAAGATTTCATACATTAATCGGATAATTACTTCTTGACCATTACCGCCTTGTGATGACATCAGTGCATCATCTATCGCACGTTTGGTCTGTTCATAGATCTTGCTTTCAGGCGAAACAATTTCACCTTCATGGCGATTATCACCAATCAAAGCTAATCGTGGAGCATTCGCTCCAACATATCCACCTTGTGCCAATGCTGGAATATTAGGTAAATCTACTCGGAAGCCTTTACCACCGATAATAGGCACCCAATCTGGTACAGTGAAGCCTACACCGTTGATTCGGTTAATTGCACCATTGACGATAGCGATTACCGCATTGATTGGTCCTTTTACCACACCTGAAATCGTACTGAAAATACCACCGAAGATATCTACAATACCCTGCCAAGCTTGTTTCCAATTTCCTGTGAATATTCCCTGGATAAAATTAATCAAGCCACCAAATATCTGTTTGATACCATCGAAAATTTGTTGTGTTCCACTGAAGAACGCCATTACGATTCCGTTGATAAACTTAAACGATGAGCTGAAATTTGTTCCGAAAACTCTATCCAAGAACCCTAAGAATGTACGAAGGATTTCCTGGACTCCTTGCATAGCTTTATCAACATCTAATGTGAAGATTCCAATCAAGAAATCAGAAAAGCCTTTGAACATCGAAGTTGCACTCTTCAATAACTCATCAACGAATTTGCCAAGAACCGCAAATGCATCCAGCATTGCTCCTTTAATGAAATCTGCTAGTGGAGATAAGATATTGCTCCAAACCCATGCAACACCTGCTCCAATTGCTTCAATGGCAGGTTTCCAACCATTCCACACATCTACAATTGTCTTTAATGCGATGCTAAGCACAGTAACCAAGAAATTGGCTATTGGTGCAAGTACGTTATTCCACAGTGATAGTAGTCCGCTAAATAGTACATCAACAGCTTTAACAAATACCTGCGCTAAGAAGGTAGCAATTGGCACAATAACCGTATTGAACACATCTAACAGAAATGCACCTAAAGGAACTAAAACGTTATTCCATAGATTGCTAAGGATACCTAGCAAGCTATCTAGTGCTGTCTGTACTAAAGCTCTAAAATCACCACTTGTCTGATACAAATAGATGAGCGCGGCAGAAACTGCAGCTACAATCGCAGCGAAAAATAAAGCCGTTCCTGTTGCTGTACCAAAGACCGCTTGCAATGATGTTAGCACTCCTTCACCGTTAGCTATGCCTGTGAAGAAGGTAGAAAACCCTGTTGCTAAGGACTTTAGCGGTGCTAAAAGTCCAGTGAAGACACCTTTAATAGCGCTCCAATTCTTTATGATTCCAAAAGTCGCAAATCCTGCAAACATTCCACCTAAAAGTGAAGTGATGATCACTTTGTGGTCTTTTAGAAATCCAGTAATTTTATCGAATATACCTTTAACACGATCGTAGATCTCATCTACTCCGCTCATATCGATTGAGCCATCAGGAATACCTAAAGAGCCAAAGTCGGCACCACCGCCTCCAGCGCCCCCACCTCCTCCGGAGCCTGAATCCTCTGAGTCGTGCAATACGTTTAAATCATCGAATCCTGCAAGTGATCCTTTTAATTTATCTGCAGCTTTGCCTGCCTTGCCAAGTCCAGACGTTAATCCACCTGCAGCAGCGCCAGCCTTACCTATATTGGATGCTATTGCTCCTGTAGCACCTGCCGCGCCTTTGCCACCAGTGATTAACCTTGTAAAAGCCACAAAGTAATTAGCAAGTGTCTGTAGACCCCCTAGAATGACGTTTATAACGCCAATAATTGGAGTTAATACATTTATCAAACCTTGGCCAATTGTCGCCTTAAGCTCTTCGAAACGAAGCGATAGGACACGTGTACTATTTGCCCAACCATCTGATGTTCTTTCGAAGTCTCCTGCAGCATTAGATAACGCATTCTGTACGAATGCTAGTCGTAATGCTACCTTTTCTTGCTCTGACATCTTGGCTGTTGTTTTACCGAAGCCATTCGCCAAAGCATATTCATCAAGAGCCGATTGAGTCATAACGACACCCAAGCTCTTGAGTGATTCTGTTTCACCTGTAAATACAGATTTCAACTTAGTGAACGCCTCATCATTCGATAGGTTATAGAATGATGCCACATCACCTGTTAACGTTGTTATAGCTGAAGCCATATCGTACGATGCAGCTTCTCCGTAACCAAATGCCTGCGCCATAGAACCAAGTTGTCCCATGTACTCTTTGGCTACTTTCTGCGACATGCCAATACTTGTTATTGCGTTACGTGCGAATTCATCTACACGTTTTGACATTGTAGGGAATGTAACGTCAACAACGTTTTGGACTTCAGCAAGGTCAGAGCCCAATTGAATACATTGCGATCCAAATCTCGCTAAAGCTGTAATGGCCAATACTTTGCCAATCGTAGCGCCAATAGCATTAAATCTTCCAGTTAAGATGCTATCTGCCTTATTCGCAACTTTCGCTACATCTTTTTCAAGATTGTCATTCAGTTTGACACCTAATTCAACGGACCCTACTTCTGTTGCCATCTAATCACCTCTCATTTCTATGAAGCCAATGCCTTCATGGCTTCTTCAAGGGCTCTCATAGACTGCATATAGGACTTGCTATCGATAGGTTTCTTGCTCTGTCTTGCCTGCCACTCATCCCGTATCCTTTTATCGCTTGCAGACATGTTTTTGATGCGTTCTTTATCCGTAGTGGATCTAACATCAACTACATGCCCTAATGGCGTATCACCATTCAATCCAGTAAGTAGAGTACAGAACTCTCCCCACTGCATTTCAGGCTCATATCTTAAACGGATTCCGTATTGCTGAGTAACTGAAGCATCGATTAAATCCCAATCCTCAAACAAGTCATAGTAAGACTCATCGTTATGCTGTGGTGTTACGAAAAGTTTTTTCCATTTCTTCAAATGACTTATCTGTAACAAGAGCCATCATTCCAATAAATAGCGATTGATAAGCTGTAATAGATAACTCCATTGCTTCAATTTCTTTAAAAGCCTCTTCTCCAAGACCTAACTTAATAGCCTTATCGATTCCATCTACTGAAGCTGCACCTTCATTAAGTATTGCGTTCATCTGTAGAACTGTATTTTTGCGGTCGTCAACTTTATAAGTTTTTCCTTCTGCAACTTGTAAGAACTTAGGCTCATTTACGAGCTTTGCACTAATATCGATAATTTTTCCCATATACATTTAAAAGGGCAGCCGTCGTGACCGCCCATTCCTTTCTATTTTTTGTTTTTAAACTGCTGGAGTATAAGTTGGCTTTCCATCAGAGTTAACTGTGAACTCTAACGCTCCAACATTTGTGGAATCGCCACCTTCAGCAGATGTGACATCCACAATTGCATTGAAGGCTAACTTTGCGCCACTTACCATTGTCCATTCGAATGGAATCGTAGCTTCCTTGCCTGTCTTGAAAGCAAGAGAAGCGATGTAGTCGTTGCCTTCGTCGCCGATGTTTCTTTTACCTTTGAATTCAATCTTCAAAGACTTGGAAGTCATCAGACCACGCTGCCAACCTTTTGTATCCATAGGATTCCAGTTTTCAATACCATTAGAGAATGATACTGAAAAAGACTCCAAATCCGCTACATTAACTTTCTTTGGAGTATCTTTTGTGCCAATATCAAACTTGAATTCATTGTTAAATACTGGGAATACACCTGTATATTTTTCAGACATATTATTTATTTCCTTTCATAATAAATTTCGATTTCTATGACTGATTCATAGATTCCTTTATCATCCGTCCCGACGTCTTGCGGTTCCGGAACTAGCATGTTAATAAACTGCACTTTCCAATCACCTATAGTTGGATGTTTTGCATTCATGATTATTTCAAAAAGCGTATTTGATGCTTCGTCTGTTTCCCTGGCATTGTTGTTCCAATGAATCAATAATGAAGCACGTTTAACGTTGTAAGAAGACTTATTGCTTAATGCCGTTATTGGACTACCAGAAGCAGACAACTGGTAAACACCTATCGCCTTATCAGGCTTCTGATCTAACTTACCGATATAGTAATGTTCAAATAAATTTAGTGTTTTCAACCAGTTTCTAATTTCATAAAGTCTCATTGTACTAGACATCTGCACACTCCTTTACAAACGATTCAAATCGTCTTTTTACCCAACCTGCATATTTGCCTTTAGAGGTCCACGGTTCAAACCACTTACCACCTGCATGCTCATTGTTTTCTGTACGGAAGTTGTATTCCGGATGAAAATAAAGCCTACGAGCGTATGGAGTGGATGAAACTACATAAGCGTTATCAGGATTACGTGTATCATCAATAAACGTATTTTCCTGCAGGGTTCCTTTGTCAAACGGTATCACTTGCTTATCCCGCACGTCTGTACGGATAGCATCAGCCGTCTTGTACAATGCCTGCCGTAATCCATCTCGCAATGTAGCAACGTTTCCGTAATGGATTCTAACCTTACCCAAGATCTACCTCACAGTAATTCACGCTTCCATCAGGATTGCGTGCTTTTTTACCAGAAACGATGGTCCTCTTCTCTCCGAAGATAATCGCCTCGCCTGCGCCAATTTCAAGCGCGTTAGGAGCTATATCTCCGTTGAATAGGCAAATACCCGTCAATTGCACAAACGTCTCTTTATCGGTACGTACGCGCTTTGCAGAGCCCTGATAATTACACAAGGCATCCAATTCTAACGCTTTGACTGGTGCTCCATCTTCATCAATTCCTTCTTGATGAAAAATCAAATGAATTGGAGTCTTGCAGAACTGTGGTAATACCAATGATGGCCAACTACCCATAATAGCCAAACCCTCTATAGCAAAGACCAGTTCTAAGTAACGCTTGATACAGTTCTTCAGGCATTGCAATTCCACCTTCTACATGTAGATTCCACGCTTGACCAAACTGTATTGAAACACCGTTGATCGCGTAGCTACTTAAGTATGTTTCCAACACGCTTTCGTTTTGATAAAGAAATTCTGCTTGCCGACATATCACCTCTTGTATAGAAGACTTACGAAAAGGGGACAGGCTGTCAAAGCCCATCCCTTCGATTCTTCCTCTACAGATAGTGTTAACTTGCCGTGAAGCAATCTTTAAATATCTATCAGCATTATCCTCAGTCAAGATAATACCGTTATAGATGTCCTTGTAATACGCTTTATCGACGTATTGCATTTACATCACCTCATTTCTTGTTGCTTTTCTTATCTGTTTCTTCGATTTCAGGCTGAATCTCCGGTTCAACAATTGGCTCAATAGGCTCAACTTGTTCAACCGCTTCTAGATCCACTTCTTTAACGAAGATTTTTCCTACTGTTTCTGCCATAATCTGTACCTCTTATTAGGCTACGTGGTGGCAATATACACCAGCAAGCTTGTTTTCGTACACGTCTACCAAACCATACTTGCGGTAGCCAAAGATATAGCCGTCTGCTGTTTGGTTTTGATCAGGTGTAACAATCTTAGGAGCGACGTGCTTGTTGTACTTTAAGATTGCGGACTTTTCAACAATCATGAAGTTGATTTCCTTACCGGCTGTGTTCTTTCTGAAACCACCAGCTTCTTCTCCACCAGTCTTACCATCAAGTAAATCAATTGTTGTGTAGAAACGAGCTTGCGGAACTTCTACAACCTTTGAGAACTTGTTTAGAACAGCCTTAGACTTTGTTGTGTCTAGATCATCAATCAAGCCCTTTAATGTAGGCGTGATGTAAAGGATACGGCTTTCTGTTGGAACCTGGTCTTCATCCATCTTTGTAGATGCTGTACGTAACGCCTTAACCACAGCTTCACCAGTAGCTAATGCACCAGTTGCACCTGAAACACCTGTCTTACCTGCTAACTTGGCAAAAGTAAATGCATCTCCTTCAGGAGCTACCTTTGTACGTGTGAACTCTCCCATAATCTTTGGAGCAATCACATTCATTGTTTCTTCTTCATCCATGTTGTCTACATTGAATGCACGACCACGCTCATAGTTGAACTTAACAGTTTCATACTTGAACTTAACGTTGCCCTTTGTGTAGCCTTCGTTACGGTCATACTTTCCTAAACCATCCATCTCTAACTTAGGAACAACGATTTCATTCGCATTTGCTCCTTCTTTAGCTAGTTCTGGATCAGATTCTAGATCGGCTGTTAATGATGCGAGTGCATAAACCTGATCTAAGAGTGGTACATACTTCTTTGCATATTCGATTGTATTTGTCATTTAAATTCCTCCTATTTTTTAACACCAAAATTTTTGGCAAGGACATCGTCTAATGATGCCTTTGAGTTGGAGCCATCTGCTCCGATTTTTGTGAAACCTTGTGTTGTCGTTCCTGCCTGCGCTTTGAAATCAGGGAATGCCTTTACAACTTCTTCAATAGCAGCTTTAACGCTGTCTTCAACAATTTCCCCTTTATCGTTTAACAACTTGGAACGATCAATAAGTTTTGCTAAGAAAGGTAATTTTTCAGCGCTGACACCTTCAGCAAGTTCTGAAATCTTCTTATCGATTTCAATATTTTGAATCTGTAGCTTTAATCGCTGATTTTCTGCAAGCATGTCTGCTTGTTCTTTTTCTTTAGATTGCTTGTCAGCTTCTTTCTTATCCTTGAACTCTTTGATTGCCTTATCCATTTCATCAGCAGATACACCCTGCTCCTTTAGATACCCTTTCAAGGCAGCATATTGAGCTTGTGACCCACGCTTATCTAAAACATCAGCAATCTTGTCGTAGTCGATAGAAACGTTTGTATTTGCTCCTTGCGCGCTAGGTGAAGCACCGTTGTTGTCATTTCCATCTCCTGTAGTTGGTTGTGCTCCATCATCAGCAAAAAACTGAATGTGAAGCGGATACTTTAATACTTCTTTCATAGTTCCTCCTGTTTTTTTGGGTGTCTCCCTTAAATTAAACACGCACAGTTTTCATGGCTTGTCGTGATTGGCCATAAGAAAAGCCACTACTCTTCTGCAGTGGCTTCTGTTTCTTCGATGATTTCTTCACCTTCACTTACGATTTCTGCTACACCGAACATCGTAAGAAGCTCAGCGCGTTCTTGAGAACATTCAAATTGCTCATCAACATTCATCAGCTTATCTTGCTCTCTATCGAAATAATCCTGTGTGACTTTTACTTGCACCATTTCCCTTTCTCCTTTCATGCATGAAAAAGTACCCTGCAAGAGGTACTTGAACGGCTTATACATTATGAACAACTAATTGTTCTTTCGCTTGACAATATACAGAGATTTGATATATTGATATTGAAGATGTAACCCTCGCTCCCTTTTGGGGCTTGGTCTACATCTTTTTACTTTTCCCTATCAAATACCTTAAGTATTTTATCAGGGGTTGTTAGCGTGACTCTATCAATAGTTTTTAAACGTGGGTTTTCAAACGCCGATACTATTTGTTGTTCTAACTCATCAGAACTCAAGGAAGATTTATCTGTTAAAACAAGCACAAAACATTCTGCTTGTTTCTTATGTTTATGTAAAACGTTATATACATAATCTTTGCTACTGCCTTTTACTTCTTTCCTATCATATCTATAAACCCCATCAACAAGATAATCCGGTGTATTAACATTCTTATATTTACCGTGAACTCTCGGCATCATTTGAACGCGTACCCCAAGCTTCTTGGCAATCAGTTCGCCAGTTATCAGTTCATCTTCGGTATAGGTAAGCTGTACATTCTTCCCATCAACATCGTACCTCACACCGTCTTGTATAAAAGAATAAATATCTTTATCTAAAATTCCTTTATTAGTTTTATCAAGTACCGAGTCTGTACTATCTACCGCTTTAAGTATTTTCTCATCTTCAGAAACATTCGTATGAAGAATAGGTATATCTGAATCAATAATGGCATCTTTAATTTCTTGAGTTTTATACTCTGCAGCATCTGCAACTTTAGAAGAATATATTTTTTCTGTATATTCTCTTTCTTCAGTTTTATATTTCCTATCTAAGCTAACCAGCCTTTGTTCTTTATTTGCATGTTCTCTAATTTTATCTTCACTTAAAGAACCGACCTGTAGTCTTCTTTCACGCTGGATTTGATGCTGTAGATAGTGATGCTCTTGTGCCCCTGGTGGATTCTCATATGTCGGCTGTCTTGGATCGCCATCATCATCGTTATCCATTCCAGGATAATAAGTGCTTAGGTGATGTTTACAGTTTGGATGGAATAAACCACCGGATATAGCCGTGCTCAACAAAGGTAAGTTAAGTTCTTCAGCTTCTTCCGGTGTTCCTCCACTATAAACGTCGTCAACATACACACGTCCCTGCCATGGTTGGCAGGTTTTAGAACACATACCATACCGTGAAACTTTGACGGTATGTACACCTAACTCCTGACGTTTAGCACCGTCTGCATACATGCCAATTCGCTTATTTGTTGTACGTAATGACATCTCTGAGTACGTTGCCATGTTGACATGTCTGCCACCTTTGTACACAACACAATTAATACCTCTAGTAAGAAAGTCATTACTGGCCATATCAATCGCTTTATCAAGTGTTCCTGCGCCACTTGCTAAATATGTTTGAGCATTGTAAATGACTTTGCGATACTCATCGTTAGCTTTACGCAGCATTGCGTGCTCAGCCTTCACTAGATCGCCAGTCGTCGCTTTAACTAAAGCCTGCACCTTACGGGAATGTACCCCAAAGAAGTTTGTTTCTTTTTGACCAAGAATGCTATCAAGAAACTGCTCATTGATTGCTTTGAATTCCGAAGAAAAAAGTCTCGGATTTTTCTTTTTGAATTCCTCCAAAGACTTTAATTGCTCAGCCTGCCATCTAGACCAGGTGAAGCCGTATTTATTTTCTTCTTCATTGTGCCTTTTCCAATTTCGTCTCATAGATGAAATCAGTTCAAGCTCGATACGTCTAAACGCTTCAGCAATATCGTAGTCCATTAACTAAGCATATCCATATCTGCAGGTACATTCGGCTCCGGTAGCTGCACTGCACCACTTTCTTCAGCAATACGTTGTGCCTCTTCATCTTTCCAAGCATCTTCTTTAGATTCGCCATACATCTCATCAAGCGCTGTTCTAATTGACATTACTCCACCTTGCTTAGCCTTTGTAACTGTCTCAACAACAGCTTCAAACGATGGATTTGCATACTCTCCGAAATCAACATTCACATCAAGATCAAGTAATTGTGACAAGCCCTTATTAGTCATTCCATCTTTTACCATAAGTACACTTGTAATGAGCTTAGGAATCATCTCTGTAAAGGCTTCAATGATTGCGTTTCTTGTATACAGTGTTGTTTTTTCTTTCTCTCGCTGAGCTTCAGCATTCTCTAACTTCTTCGTATCAATGCCTAGTGTGGATGGACTTATTAAGCCTTGTAGACATAGGTCCAAATAGGTAATGTAGCTCTGCAGATAATTCTCTGTTGGTATTGAAGGCTGCACAACGCTGATTTGCTGTTTTGCATCTTCACCAATTGCGTTACCTGTTTTGATGAAACGGTCATCAAAGTCATTTGGTAGCAGGTCCATTCCGTTAGAACCCTTAGGAACTAAGGAGTCAGGGATGTACTTTGTCGCACGCCCTGCTCTAACTGCATCTGCCCATTGCGAAACAACCTCATCTAAAGCATCGTATGAGTCCTTTTTCTTATCAAAAATTGACTCACCTCGACCTTTGTACATTGTTGATTCAAAAATTGAAAAAGGGATTGCCATCATAAAGCTTCCCTTTGTTTTTGTTTCCTCGTTATACCCACCAAACTGTACGTCTACTAGGTCCTTTGTTTCTTCCAGCTCGTACAAGTCTGTCTTATCTAAGCTGTATCCATTCACGTGATATAGCTCATACTTAACATAGCCATATCCATAGCGTTCCTTTAGTAAGTACTTACGTGTTGTCCCTTCTTGAATCTTAACCGTTTTAAAAACAATCTCCACTAATCTTCCACGCTTGTAGATTAGATCAATCTTATCTCCTGGATAAAACTCAATGATTGGCTCATCCGAAACATCGCTATCAACTGAAATCTTGAAAGCACCATCCCCAACATACAGAGTATCTTTGATGGCTTGCTTGAATAATTTCTTTAAATTATTATCATCTGCAATCTTCTGCCATTCATCATTACGATTATTGACTTCGATTTTATTCAAATCACGAATAACAATATCCGTTAGCACTCTTACCGTTAATCCTGGCAAGCCTGTATGAATCTTGTGAATAGGTGTAGACGGCGTTGCTCCCCAGAATGTGGCATTCTTGTTGTCAGTATCCTTTATCTGCTTATAGAGCGCTGATAATTCTGCTGGTTGGCCACGCATCCATACTCGGTTGATTCCTGCGTTAAATTCATAATCGTAGGCTTCGTCAATCGTTACCGCTTCTCGATCAGCAGGTTTTATTTCAAGCCATGATTGAATAGCTTGTTTGATGTTCATTCCAATACCCATTGGTTACTTTCCTCCAATTCCTATTTCTCTCTTAAATGGCAGCCATGCATACTGATTTGCATTAATCGTGTGATCGTTGCCATCTTCCGGCTCATACTTGTCTTCTCGCCAGCTGTACACTTCTAGCTCATGTATGTGATTCTTGCAGTGGTCTAATACAAGGTAATCACCTTTAGCAATCCAGCCCAGCTGTAAGTTGATACGGTCGATAATCTTTGTTTTCTTGTAGGCGGGTATCACCTCGTAGATGCTGCCATTCAAGCGTTTATATTTCTGCCATTCTGTGATGGTCGCTTGATCAGCCGAATCCAAGAACATGTACTTTGCATATCCCCACTTCTCTCGATTTCGTTCAGCAAAGTCGACTAATCTTTGTACTGTGTCGCTTGGAGCAATCGGAATCTGCAGATCCGCGTTGTTGTAAACTTCTTCATCAAGTGTTATCAGTTTGCCGTCAACAGTTATTCCTTGGAACAACATCGCAATCGTATCGGGTGACTTTTGTGAGTAGGCTGTATCAATGCCTACAGTGAAAACCTTAAAGGCCTTCCTGAGCTTGTCTTTGCCGCCTATTTGAGCGATTAATCGCTCGTGCGTAATAACATTCGTCTTACGTTCGAAGTTACTAAAAACAAGCCCTGTGGCTCTTCCACGAAGCCCCTTGATTTTATTCTTCCAAAGCTTCGTACCAACAGGCACAGATTCGATGATCTGCTTTTTCTTTTCTGCAGATAATCCGTAGTTATCATCAAAATTAAAAAACCAGTGTACCCAGTTTGGATGCTCCGGCTCGTTTAAATCATTTAGAATCTCCTGTGGTGTTTCCTTTGTCCATTTCTGAATAGGACGGCAACGGTTGATGTATTCCTTATATACAGGGAGTGATGGATCATCAGGGTTCAATGTCATCATGGTATAGTCTGCACGCATAATAGACTCACGCACAAACTCCATGTTTGCTGTGTTTACCTCGTCAATAAGTAGGCATCCGTACTGGCCACCTAATGCATCCTTCCACTTCTCTTTTGTGGAATAGCCAACGATAAAGACAATCTTGTCTCCGGTTGTAGCATGCACGATCAAGTGTGGCATCTTGTATTCTTTAGATCCATTACCACGATACTCAACCAAATCGCCGAAGTCATCTAAAATCCCTAGGTCTTTATTAATCAGGTTCTTTTCTACCGTACCTGTATCATCACCTGCGATGATGTGAAGCTTCTTAGGGGATTGCCAAACTTTCAAGATAAACTTGTAGACCCCAACGGTTGTCTTGCCTGCAGCAGTTGAGCCTTCAAGTGCTTCCAGTTCTGCATCATACTTTAGAAATGCTTTGAACTTAGGTGATAAGATTAATCGCAAATCGCTCATTCTTCATCAGCAACCTTCAATTGTTCGATTACATCATCAACCTTAGACTGCTTTGTTTCTAGTCCACCCGATAGTTCAACTTTCTTTTGGAACATACCTAGATGTTCGCCTATTAACTTTAAAGCCGTATTAGCTCCTTTACTGTCAAATGTAAACTCTTTATTAGAATTAACATAAGAATGTGAATCAGAATCCCAAACCTTCACAGGCGTAGCTTGCATGCATCTGTTTTTAACTTCGATAAGGTCTTTAAGTACATCTGCTGCAGTTATCTTAGCTTCTTGAGCAATCTGCTCTTTCAGCTCACGCACGTACGCGGCAACGTTAGCATTTGCTAGCAGTCTACTAGAATTAGCAGATGCTGTTCTATCGCTTTTGCAGTTAGTATATACTAACTTGTAAGCATGTATTGCGTTGAGATCGACCACATACTCTTCACAGAAACGCTTTTGCTTGTCTGTTAATTTCTTCATAGGCTTGCCCTTCTCTACGTCGTTCTCATACACACGTGGGAAGCTGTCAGCCGGAAAGCTATATACACAAAAGGAGTACTTATTGAATAGTTTTTAGGGTGATTTCAAATGTTAAGCTGATAGCTTCGAATGTATGTACGAAAAAAACCACAAGCATTTCTGCTCATGGTTTTCGCCTACGCCCATTATACACCTAAAAGTCATGGGACATGTCCCAAAATTTAGTTTTACAAAAGTTTTAGCAAAATGTCATCCAGTTTTCTAGACATCGTGCTTTTACCATTATAGGCATTTTGCGCCAATTCCCTTAGAGTCTTTTTATACTTGTACCTCTGCTCAAGTAGCTGCATGTCTTCTTCATCCAACTTATTCAATTTCACCTGCACACGACTGATCAAGTAAAGCAGGTCTTGCTTTTGCTTTATAAGTTGGTCCTGTTCCTGGAATAACTCCAGCATATTGACATCACTGTAGATTCTAGTACCTTTCTGGTACTTTGCTTCTTCTGGGCTAACGATTCTAGGACTACCAATCGAAGTTAACTGTGCATCAATCTTAGCAATGCGCTCGTTGACCATCTCAAGTTGTTTCTTGTATTCGTAGTGATTGCGTAGCTCACGATCAATCACCTGCAGGTCTTCTCTGTATGGATCTTCGTTAATCATTCCTTACTTTCCTCCTTCAACCTTTTATGCAGGCTGTTTCGCTTTACTTGTAGCTCGCTTAATTGAATCACCGACTTGCTTATCTCTTGGTCTTCTGACAGCCCGTAATGATGCTGTGCGACAAGCTGTGCTCTTCGCGATAAGAGTGCTAGATTACTCAGTTCCAAATTTTCTTTATTCTTATCCAAGAACGTTACGGTGTAGTCCTTCGGAATAGGGCCATTGGCTTTTTCCCAGATGAGTCTGTGTGTCAGCTTCCACTTGTTTGGCTCTGCCACCTTTGTTTGAAAATATCCATCTGTATTTTTGACGGTAGTTCCTACTGGAAGATGGTTCTTAGGACAATGCCCTTTTTTAAATCTTGAATGCTCACTATTTGGAATTCTGAAACTGTGATCGCCTTTATGTTTGTCTACTCTGCCCTTTTCAAACCAACCAGTTAAGCCACTA